CTGAACAACCTGTGATGCCGCTTGCGCCGTATGCGGAGGTGCCAATAGTTCCTCTATTGCCGATGACGGTATTGTATCCAGCACAGCATCGAGAGCTGCTGGCCTGTCCACCCACCTTGTAATACTTAGTATTGGCTTATTGGTATTCCCCTTACCGATCCGCAGTGGTTCTGCACCGCCATATTGCACAACAGGTATTTTATTTGCCTGTAAGCCAGTTTCGTATTGACTATACAAATCTCCTATTCCCATTGTTGCTCCAACACCCGTAGTTGCAAACTCACGGATGCCATCACCGCCAAATTGCTGTGGCGAAAACATATTAACAGAAAAGCCACGTTTCCATTCCCTGCCATCATTGGGGTTTGGAGCAGATTGCTGTATGGACACATCCCAAATCCATTCGGGTGCAAGCCCATCACCAAACAATCCCCATCCGGTCTTAATGTTAGCCAAATCAAATAAGCACTCAGTCCATTCAACGGGCTGTTGGCCGTCTAGTGATGAAATTGACCAGCTACTCAATGATGCCATCCAACGGATATGCGGTATAAAACTGTTACTGTTGTTTAAATTTAAAGGCATATTTAACTCCCTTACGAGTTTAAGTTGAGTGAGGGTAGGCTTCGATGCCCACCATTTTTTGCGGCGGTTTTTATACAAATTCCGCCAGCGCTTGCTTGTAATTTTCGTCCCATACTTCCATTCCCTTGGCCTTTGTAGTAGGCGACCAGTAAAAATCATCCCAGTTTGGAATGACCAGTTTGGTCAGATCATCCACCGCTTCGCACCGTTCCAGCATGTGCATCAGGGTATAGATTGCCGCAGTGGCCCTGTCGATTGCCTGCTCCGCGTAGTAGGTGTCCAGCTCCAGCACCCTTGCTTCGCTTTTCGTAGTGTAGCAAAATCTCTGACTGCGATTATTAGACGCTCTCCAGTAAATTGCGCCTTGCAACTGATGTGATAACGACATGTCTTTTGGCATCCGGCCAGTTGTCTTTAAATCAACATCCAGCCCGTGTTCATCATAGCTAAAATCCTTGTAACCGATAATTGGCACGGGAACGCCAGGCAACCACGTTTCAATCTTTGCCTGTGTTTCGCTAGGAACCCCATATGGTCGCAATGCCTTTATTGCCGTAGCAATCATACCTGGATAAGATTTCCTTGCCGATCCATAGCCAATAATGTCATCCAGCTTGCCTTCTTTTGCTTGCTGGCTAAAACCCATTAAAGCTGTACGTGAATTAAATTCCTTTCTTGCAACCTCTATGCAATCTTCTAAGGATGCGTCTGAATTTATCAGGCCAAATTCTATCGCCCGTTCAGCCACCGTGCCACCTACCATTGGCAGGTTTGGTACAGTCTTTACCTTGTATAAATTTTGCACAATCCAGCAAGGCATATTCTGTATCATCATATTGATCTGACTGGCACTGAAATGCCGTATGTTCCAGCGGTCGCAGACGTTCGTTTTTTCGGAGGTTTTTTTAGTGTCAGCCACGGGTTAGCAATTCTTTCATAGTTGAAACCGGTAAAATGAAAATAGGCTCTCGTTTGTCCAGTCGCACGACTAGAAAATCATTTTCGCCCAGCGCATCCGTAACCTGCTTAAACCCACTCTTGCGTGCTTTCACCTCACCAACCAAGGGGGCATCACGTCCGGTTAAATACAGGTCAATGTCGCCTTTTGCATATTCTGTTGCACCGCTCAACGGCACACGTATGGAATGTAATCCCCATGACTTAAATAAATTGACACATTCCAACTCAACACGTTTGCCCTTATCGCGTTGCATCTTACCCATTTTTAAAGGGGGCCAGCCGAGAGATAACGGGATACGTTGAAAATCAACTGGCCCCCCACCAAAAGTATGTGAGCGAGGTGAACACATACTCCTGATTCGCTAATCATCTGGATATAAATCCGGTCGTAATTCTTCGCGTGTCACAGCTCCATCAACAGCTCTTTCCACCTCCAGCACACGATTTGCTGGAACCTTTTCCCACTGGTGGATGGCTTGTCGAGTAACATTAATTCGCCGTGCTAAATTGCTAATTGACCCAGCTAATGTTATGGCACGCTCTAAGGCAGTCTGTTCAATCATGCTCATTGTGTAAAGCAATGCTTTCTAACGGTCAACAGGAAAAATGTTTACGGGGTTAATTGAATCAATTCACCGGCTTTGTACCCGTCAGCCAGATCAATGTCTTTGGAAAAATCTGCTGGAGTAAATTCGTTTGCTGGTTCACCGTTGTGGTTCATAATGCCAACATGTCGCAGCATCAAAGCTGTCAGCTCACTGCAAAACACACTCGATGCATCAGGCTCATTCTTCATAAAACGGATGCCAGGCAGATCGACTGCCGACCGCACTAATTCAATTTGGTTTTTTTCGTAGGGTCGGCCATGAAACTCGCGCATGAAATCCATTGCGGCTTTTTTCTGCTTATGGGTTCGTGGTCCGAGGATTGGCCGCACCCATACCTTTCCTTCGTAGTTGTTTAAACGCGAACTCATGTTCACGAGCTGAACGCCCTTGGAACCCTTTTTGCCGGTGAGTATATCATTCGTGTCACTCAAGGTTGTGGACTCGAACAATGTTAAACAATTGTATTCGTGCATATGTAGCGTTAAGGCAATGTGGCTTTTGTCGGATTTCGTTATCCACTTGATTGCTTCAGAAATACGCCCCTTGCCCGAAAATAGAACAATGTCCAATGACCGTGCCTGATCCCTGTATTCGGAGTATCTCATTCAGACTTGTCTTTGTTTTTTGTGAAATAGATAAAGGCTGCAATCACACCCATGATTAAAACCGTATTAAGGCTGACCTCAGAGCCACCCATTTTGATTGCAGGCTTAATTCCGCTGGTGCCGAGAAAGTCCATAAACATTGTTGCACCACCCCCTGCCGCTGCACCAGAAATCATTTTTGCTATAGGTCCAAAGTTCATTATTCGCTCCTATCTGTAGGTCCAGAAGAATGGACGCTTTTTAACCCAGTCTCCATGTTTCAAATCATCCAGATGCACAAACCTTACATCACCATGAGCCTTCACGCCAATACCTGTAAATCCATGCTCAAATGCCAATGCCAAAAAATAGTATATATCTTCGCCTGGTATCAGCATGTCAGCAGCATGGCCACTTTGATGCGCTCCCTTACCGCCAAGTTTTTCGTCATAATCTTTACAGCGAAAACCGGATGTAATTTGCATCGGCTTTTTATATTCATCACGAAGACGTTGCAACCGACTTATGAATGGAGGGTGAATACTTTGGTTGTTGCAACAAGCACAGGCAAATTCAGCGTAAGTAAAATTTTCCCAAGGGTTAGTCCCCATAAAGCTCCTCCAGCTCAGTCATCGAAATATGCTTGTCGGAATGTAACCGACCCTGATCTATCAACAATTCATAAATGCCATAATGCCACCCACTGGAAGCATGTCCAACATAAGGCTCTACATAACCTTGCGGCAAAGAACAGCCAAGGTCAAGAATGGTAATGCTTTGATTTTCCCCCAGTTTTGTTGCCTTATGCCGCCCACCCATATGCCTGTGCCCGAAAACGATATCGTGCAATGAATGGTTTGCAATGTTATTTAAGGCATGGACACCAGAATAAGACCGCCCCAAGCGGTTTAACGGAGCGTGAACAAAACCAACATCCCCAACGTAATAGAACATGCCATATTGCGAATAAGTCAGATGATGGCTCATCAACAAGTTGTCAATTTTTCCTGTAAGAATACCAGCCATTTCTGGGGTGCGCTGCGTGAATGAAATAGCCCTGTCTTCATGGTTGCCAAGTGTGACGTGTTCAATCTCAATCTTGTGCCCTGCTTTACCCTCGTCGTATGCGCTTAATGCGGCGTGACCACTATCAATATCCTGCTGGAATGATGGTTTAAATTTGCCAGTTAAAGTATCATTTCCGTCATATTTAGAGAGACTATCAAACGTAAACACGTCGCCAATCCAGATCACGAAGTCTGCACCAATTTTATTGGCGTGGCGACCAAACCATTTAAACCGTTCCTTGTCAGCGAGACTGGGGCTGTCATGGGCATCGCCAATAGCTATACCACGCAACCTACTACGCCCATGCGGGTTCGGGCGCTGACTGACGCTGATGTGTATTTCTGGGGGGGGATTTACGCTGGTTTCAGCGACATGGACACGAAGAAGGGCAGTGTTGAAGCGATGTATGAAAGTTCGATAGCCTATACCAAGGAACTCTGCTGCGCGTTTCTTCTGGCAACCGTTATTGTGATAAGCGTCAAGGACTTCCTGACACTGTGCATCCGTCAGTGGAATTGCTGCCATTTTGTTTTAGTGGGTGTATCCAAACGTCCCACCACCCAGACGTTGAACGCTCAATCCAGGTTTCTTTAGAAAATGGCTTCCTCCTTTACCAGAGGCTACAACGCAAACCATATCTGCTTGCGGTGGCCCCATCACAAAAGACCAGCCATTTTGCGAAACAAATAGTTGGGCCACTAATTTGAGTTCCGTTCCATCGTTCTTGATTGCCTGCACCATTCCCTCCCAACGGAGTTTTTCGCCGTACTTGTTTTCAAGTTCCGTCAAAACTTTTATTTTGTTGTCGCAAAGAACGGGCCATTGAGAGGTTGTGGCTCCAACCGTTATAATTGTGGCTCCTGTAGCTACTGGACCTCCACCACCACCGCAGGAAATGGCAGTTGATCCAGAAAATATAAACCCTAAAAACACAAAAATAACAAAGAGGCCATTACGTTTTATCATTTTTATGACCTCCATTAACGCGGTCACGCAGTTTATTCATAAAATCCCAAAGGGCACTAATTTGTTGTGCATAATGATCGCTGGCTGCCCGAAGTTTTGTTACCTCAACAAAAACATCACGCTTATTAATATCATCGACATCCTTGCGTAGCTCTTTCACTTCTTGATTGAGTTTAACCGCCACCACGAGCAAAGTAATCAGCGCAAGAAGCTGATGCCAGTAGTCCTTTATGATATCCACTTTTACGGATCATTAGGGTTCAGGATTGTTGTTTTGCGATCAGCGGTAATTAGTCCAGCAGCTACAAGTGCATCCATGAAATCAACGGTTTTGGAAGAAAGCAAATCTACCTTGTCTCTTGCAATGACACGCTGCAGGGCTTGTAGCAAACGCACATGCTTTGGTTTTCCCTCAGCATCCATTGAGTATACATGCTCACCGATTGCGTCCATTTCGTCAGCAGTGAACCGTGCCTCGAAGGCATCATATGAGTATATTTCGCTGGTGCGCTCAATAACTAGCTTGACGAAAGCAGAACCATTCCAGGTATCGTTGGGGGCCGCATTAGCCGCAGGCTGTGTCGTATGCCCTGCTGGTACTTGATACTCGCCACTGGCACCAGACCAGCCATCTGGCACTTCAATGACATTGACTACTTTTCCACCACTGTCGATGACCGCGATACGGTCTGCCAACGCAGCGTTTAAACAGCCTATCGCTGCCGCCATACTCAGCGGTATTAACCATGTTTTTGTTTTCATTTTACCACCTTTTAGAAAGATATGACCCTAACTTGACCGTTACCGCCAGCCCCCGAATTGTTGGAAAAACCACCGCCGCCACCGCCACCTCCAGGAACCGATCCGGCTGTGCCTGCTCCTCCGGCACCACCCCCGCCACCATTTCCACCAAAAGTAGAAGTGCCGCCAGCAGTGCCTCCAG